GCTTGTAACTCCGGCAGCAGGGGTCTGTTACTCCCGTGTCTGAGTCTCTAAGGCAGATGACCCCGCACTAACGAAAAAATGTATGGCAACTCGCAAACCTAAAGAAGAGCTTTCCAAGAGGCGTGAAGCCTTGCGGGAGGAGCACGCTGTTGCGGTTCGTGAGCGCATTCAGACGACGCAACTGGTGGAGCGGTTGCAGAAGTATGCGATGGGTGATCCTAACGTGAAGATGAATGGGACTCGGTTGAAGGCGATTGAGATGTTGTTGGACAAGACGCTACCGAATCTGTCGTCGGTGAAGCACGAGGTGGATGCCAAGCAAGTAACTTTCTTGATAGACACAAGTCCACCGGATGACGGGAACAACCATTCAGTACAGGCCGCCCGGTAAGGTAGCGGCGGCATTTCACAAGTCGGACGCTTTTGTTCGCGGGATCAAAGGCCCGGTCGGGTCGGGCAAGTCATCGACTTGCTGCATGGAGATCATCAAGCACAGTTTGAAGCAGACGCCGCATAACGGTTGGCGGAAGGCTCGCTGGGCGGTGATTCGGAATACGTATCCGGAGTTGAAGTCCACGACGATCAAGACGTGGGCGCACTGGGTGAATGATGAGATAGCGCCGATCAAGTGGGACGCGCCCATTACGTGCAGTATGAAGATCAAGGACTGCGGGGATGGGAACGGGTTAGACCTTGAAGTGATCTTTATTGCGTTGGACAAGGCCAGCGAGACTGGGAAGTTGCGGTCGCTGGAATTGACGGGTGCGTGGATCAATGAAGCTTCGGAGGTGCCTCGTGAAGTTTTTGACATGGTTACGCAACGGGTGGGGCGTTATCCGGCCAAGACTCATGGAGGTGGGCCGGTACATCCTTGTGTCATTCTTGACACTAATCCACCGGATGACGACCACTGGTATTACAAGATTGCAGAAGAAGACACCCCCGAAGGATGGGAGTTCTTCGATCAACCCGGGGGGTTGATAAGGATTCAGGAGGGGGAGGCGGTTGATTACTTGCCGAACCCTGACGCGGAGAATGTGTTCAATCTGCCGCAGGGGTTTGAGTACTACCTGAAGATGTTGGGTGGTAAGTCGGACGACTGGATCAAGGTCTTTGTGCTTGGCCAGTACGGCACGACGGCGGACGGCAAGCCTGTTTATCCTGAGTACAACGACAAGATCCATGTCGCTGACGAGGGGCTTGAGTACAACCCGATGTTGCCGGTTTATCTGGGTTGGGACTTTGGCCTGACGCCAGCGTGCATTGTGGGTCAGGTTTCCCCGAAGGGTCAGCTCCTCATCTTGGATGAGTTTATTGCTGAGGACATGGGGATCAGGCAGTTTGCGGCGGAGGTGGTCAAGCCTGCGCTGATGAACAAGTATCAGGGCATCAGTCGGTTCATCTCGATGGGTGACCCGTCGGGGGTCAACCGCTCCCAGACTGACGAGCGTACCTGTTATCAGGAGCTGCTCGAGGTTGGGATTTCGTCGGAGCCTGCCGACACCAACGATTTCATACCCAGACGAGAATCGGTCGCTTTCTTCCTGAACAGATTGGCGGGCGGGGAGGCGGGGTTCTTGTTGTCGCCGAACTGTAGGCAGTTACGGAAAGGCTTTCTGGGTGGGTACCGATATGAGCGACTGAAGGTGGCGGGGGAAAGATACCGCGACCGTCCGGTCAAGGATCGTTTCAGTCATCCGCATGATGCGCTTCAGTACTTATGTCTGGCGGTCAGGCAGGGTGGCAAGAACGTGCGAGCAAGAACAGTGACGAGAAAGTCCAACAAGGCTTGGACTTAGGGGTTAATCCATGACGAATGTGTATCAGGCCGCTGCGCCCGTCTCCGCAGACGTGAGCGCCGTTCAGCCGGAAGGCATGGATAACTCCGATCTGATTGCTTCGGGGATTTCCGGCCACATTACGTCGTGCTGGAGCAAGGCCAAGTTTGCGCGGCAGAAGATTACTGAGCGTCTGTTGGCGTGTGAGAGACAGCGTCGCGGAGAGTATGACCCCGACAAGGCGCAGGAAATTGCGCTGTCTGGCGGCTCCGACATCTTCATGATGATAACGGACGTCAAGTGCAACGCGGCCAAGTCGTGGATGCAGGACGTTTTGTTTCAGGATGACCGTGGGTTTGACCTAACGCCCTCCCAGCAACCGGCGATTCCGCCGGAAGTGAAGATGTCGATCATCGATTTTGTGCGGATGGAGGCGCAAGAGTTCGTCGCACAGGGTCAACAGATCCATCCGGAGGCGTTCAGAACCCGTCTGGAAGAGGTTCACGACACGATTCTGGAGCGCATCAGAGAGGATGCGAAGGAATCGGCGGAAAGAATGTCGAAGGTCATTCAGGATCAGATGGCCGAGGGCGGTTACAAGCGTGCAATGGAGGACTTCGTTGACGACTTTGTGACGTATCCGACGGCGATTTTGAAAGGCCCGTCGGTTCGGAAGAAGAAAAAGCTTCAGTGGGGGCCGAGTTTTACTCCGATTGTGGTGGATGACTACTTCCGTGAGGTGGAAAGGGTCTCGCCCTACGACATTTACCCCAGTCCTAATGCTTCGAACGTGGATGATGGGTACTTAATTCAGCGTCACCGCATGACGCCGAAGACGGTTGAGTCGATGAAGGGGGTTCCGGGGTACTCGGACGACGAAATCGATCAGGTTTTGGAGATGTATGGTCGTAATGGGTACCGTTACTTCGAGTACGGTGACCAGCAGCGCGACAATTTGGAAGGAAAGTACCACTCCCGGCTGTATCAGGACGGCGTTATTGAGGCGCTCGAGTTCTGGGGGCCGGTGATGGGGGAAATGCTCCAGCAGTGGGGCATGAAAGACGTCGATCCAAAGAAGGTGTACGAGGTTAATGCGTGGCAGATCGGCGCTTACGTCATCAAGTGCGTGATTAACCCTGACCCGTTGGGCCGTCGTCCTTACGAAATTGCTTCTTGGCGCACGATCCCCGGTGCTTTCTGGGGAACAGCCTTGCCCGAGGTGATGCGCGACGTACAGATTATGTGTAATGCGTCAGCCCGGGCGCTGGCGAACAACATGGGGATTGCCTCTGGCCCACAGGTAGACATATCTGTTGACCGACTGGCCGATGGTGAGGAACTCACCCAGATGTACCCGTGGAAGATCTGGCAGACCACGTCTGACAAGACGGGTGGCGGTCAGCCTGCGGTCAGATTCTTCATGCCAGACATGAAGGCGCAGGAACTGATGCAGGTTTACAACCAGTTTGCGCGTCAGGCGGATGAGGTCACGGGTATTCCGAACTACGTGTATGGCGCAACCTCTGGTGGTTCTGGTGCGGGTCCCACCGCGTCGGGTCTGTCGATGCTGATGGATAACGCCTCGAAGGGTATCAAGGCAGCGGTGATGTCGATTGACCACGTTATTACGATGGTGGTCTCGCGTTTCTACCTGCACAACATGATGTACAACCCCGATCCGTACATCAAGGGTGACTTCAAGATCATTGCTCGTGGCGCGATGGGTCTGATCCACAAGGAACAGATCAGCGTCCGTCGTAACGAGTTCTTGGCAGCCACGGCCAATCCTGTGGATCTTCAGATTGTTGGGCCAGAAGGTCGTGCATATCTGTTGCGCGAGATGGCCAAGGGTCTTCAGATGGATACGGACAAGCTTGTCCCTAGCGTGGACAGGATGAAGTTCAAGGCGGATCAGGTTCAACAGGCCATGCAACAGATGCAGCCGAACCAGCAGCAACTACCGGCTCCGGCGGAGGCTGCACCGGGTGGAGCGCCGATGGACATGAACACGGTACAACCCCAACAGGAGGTCGCATGAAGGGCAAGAAAGGCATGATTCCGGCGGCGTATGCCGATGGCGGGAAGGTCAAGCCATTTACGGGCAAGGACACTCGCGCCGAGGAAGAAGCAGAAGCTCGTCAGGTGCGCTCCGGCAAGGTCTCGGCCAAGCAGTACGTCCGCAAAGAGATGGCCGAAGAGAAGATGGAAGGTGAGAAGTCCAACCCGAAGGAGCTGATGTCCAAGGGAAAAGCGCTCGCCTCCGGCAAATTGTCGGCCAAAGAGTATGGCGGGATGGCGAAGATGGCTGATGGTGGCTACGTCGGTGGTGGCATGACTGGTTGCAACCCAATGGGTAGTGCCGTTCGAACGAACGCAAAGAAGTGAGGTGAGAGATGGCCGATAACAGCAGCATGGAC